CTCTTTTTCTCGCCGCTCTTTTTCTCGCCGCTCTTTTTCTCGCCGCTCTTTTTCTTGCCGCTCTTCTCGCCGCTCATTTTCTTGCCGCTCTTCTCGCCGCTCTTCTCGCGTTTCTTCAAATCACTTCGGGCGAATCTACCTATACGTTTTGATTTCTCCGCACTTCGTTTACCGCGTGCGACCTGCATATTATGATTTTTATATAGGCTAGGTAAGAATAACACGATGTTTGTGCAAACCAGTCCGTGGCCATTAGACTAATCTGGTTTGCTCGTTCCATAGCGCTGCTAGTGGTTTTAGTCTAGCCGCCTCCTCTTCTTTACACCGCAGAAGCCATCTGGAAGCTTCTAAACCCGCTCGAGCTAGCTAAGAGGTCAACTGAGAATTCTCTGATCATCAGAATTACTCTTATGTAGAAGCTCCATGGCGCACCCAAAAGTTTATGAGTCTGCAAGGCGTATCTGCAGTTGTATTGTCGTGATTCTCCACCGGCAAAATAGCATCGGCGGATGTGTAGCCAGTCGACGCCGTGGACTCCAGAAGAGTGCAACTTTGTGTCCACAATAGTCTTCGGTAAACGTTGAAAAGATAATAAAGATAATAAAGATAATTAAAACCATCTTAATGTCAAAGACGATGACAGCGGACTGTCGGCCCGAGGCGCGACAACGGAGAGCATTAGTAATTGGAGCAGGAGGGTTTATTGGTCATGCAATGGTGAAGCGATTGGTTGACGAAGGATTCTGGGTGCGAGGCGTGGACCGGCAGCACGCCGCCTATGAGAGCTCGCACAGTAATGAATTCATTACCGCAGACATGCGAGATCCACGGATTGCCGACCGTGTTCTGAGATTCCACGGGTACGAGGGCTGCTATTACAAAGAAGTGCCACTGCATCTTACGGGCGTGTTCGACGAAGTTTATCAATTCGCAGCGGATATGGGTGGAGCGGGTTTTGTATTCACTGGAGACAACGATGCGGATATACTGTGCAACTCTGCTCTTATCAACATCAATGTACTGAACACTCTTAAGCAACTGAACTCTGAGCACAAAGTCTCGCACACCAAGGTGTTCTTTGCGGGATCCGCATGTATGTATCCAGAGCACAACCAGATGGATCCTAATAATCCGGTCTGCAGCGAGGACAGCGCATATCCAGCAAATCCCGACTCCGAATATGGGTGGGAAAAGTTATTTTCGGAAAGGTTGTACTTAGCTCATTCCCGTAATTATGGTATACCCGTTCGCATAGCGCGATATCACAACATTTATGGTCCAGGAGGCACGTGGGAAGGAGGGCGTGAGAAAGCGCCGGCTGCCATCTGTCGCAAAATCGCAAAACTGGAGAGTAGGCAGAAGATGGTAGAAATCTGGGGGGATGGACAACAAACCAGGTCCTTCCTCTATATAGACGACTGCATAGAGGCGACGCGACGTTTAGTTAATTCGGATTTCACGGGACCTGTCAACATCGGCTCAGAGGAGATGGTGACCATAAATGCGCTGACAGACATGGTTGCCGACATAGCCTGTAAGGGCGAAATAAAGATCGCCAATATTCCTGGACCTGAAGGTGTACGCGGTCGAACCTCGCATAATGCTCTTTTTGTCGAAAAGATCGGCTGGGGTCCCACCACCACGCTTCGCGAAGGCATGGAGAAGACGTACGCGTGGGTAGAGCTACAATTGCGCGCTTCAAGTTAGCTCCTTAGTCAAAGCTTAAGGGCTAGCTTCGTGAAAATCAGCAAGATCTGCATCACTACAGTCTACGGTACGGTCTATATTACAGAAATGTTATCTGAGTCGGGTACAACGGAGAGACGCGCAGAGTTTATGTCTGTACTTCGTACGAGTGGTCTGGGGCGGGTTTGCTCATTTTCTTTTTTTATACATCTCAACACGGGAGCCCCCCGCCGTAGACTGGTCACTGGGGGGGGGCAGCTGTCTTCATCGTTCTGCACCCCGCTCCTCCAGCAACACTTGCGTAACATGTGCATAGTGAAAAACTGAAGGGGTCGCATATGTAGCGCCAACAAATTTATGTAAATGTTAACGCGCATAAAGTAGAAGTGAACGTTCGATGAGAAGGTATGGAAACGGCAAAAGTGCGGTCTATGCTATTGCCAGAGCTGAGAAGGCAAGGTCAAACCAGGAGGCGGCGGAATGCGCCGCCACTGCACATGGCATAATTCGCGCCACGCTGAGAAGTAAGAACGCGTTCTTACTTCGAACGCCATACGCATAGCTATCCTGTACGACAAGACACTTAGCTTCCGCTGTATATGTCTGCTCGTGTCTAGACATTGCATTCGCCAGTTACAGAAGTGATTCCTAAGCTCATTCATTCTTACCGAGCGTTCTAGACGTAGTACATACCAGCGTCCCGTACTGACTGCTAGACGCTTCTCTTTGCATCCTCGTCTAACCATCTCAACTGGGAATGATGCCGACCAAGATAAGACGAGAGTACAGCTGCAGCATTTCCTCGCAGACATATAAGGAATGTACATAACTGGACGCGAAGGTGTGCGGCTCAAGGATGATATATTACAAACAAAAAAACACAATGTCTGACAGCATCAAAACGTATGATTGTGGATATCGTGGAGATGACGACCCTGACGTCACCTACCATGCTATGGATGTCACCCTCAATTTTTCTTCTGGTATAGTAACAGCTGGGACTGATTTTGTACTAGATCCGGAGACCTGCGTAGTATCTTACAAAAAAAAATCTCTACCCGGTGTACAGATGAAGCGAGGCGGGGATGGCGATAGCAGCCTCACGTTTACTTTTAATACTGAAATCAAGGCTACGGACGATTTGGCCAAATGGTTCGAGGGCGAGATTGCAAGGTACCAGCCAACGCATCGCACTGTTACAAACTGCGATTACAATTTGCGCAAACCCAATAAACAGCCCGACCAACTGGCTTTCACCTTTGGAGGAAAGCTCCGCAATATGGGAGCCGATAATCGAACTATCAGATTGTTTTTAGGATGTGACCACAACAACTATGGCCATAATCCTTGGTACGTAAGTAGTCCGGACATGACATGTACCTGTGCGCACGAAACCGAAAGCAATGTGTTCACATGCCAAATAATTCCTCTGTCGCCATCGTCGGAACCCTTTCTGGCGCCCCACGCCGATGTCCCCCAGCCGCAGCCGCCCCCGCCCCCTCCGCCAGTTCCCGTGTGGAAAAAAATAACCAAAGTGTTGTTGATCGGAGCCTTGATCTTCTTAGGGATCATGCTTGTACTCAAGCTGGTTGGTAAAAAATAGAGCTATGTCATCAAAGATAGACATGCTATTGAAGATGTTGTCCGATCGTAGTAGCGTTATTTTTTCTCCCACGCTCGTACAATCAAGCACCTTTGCTCTGCTTGGCCTGCTCGTCGTGTGTCTTGCTTCAAGAATGAGCATGCCTGAGAGTGCGATGGGATCGCACAGCCAAAAGCAGATTACACACGCCGCTACACGAATGGCCGGCGACGCTCAAGTGCAAGCAGAAATGTCTCGACAGGATACAGACGCGCTCATTGCGCTTCTCCACAACGTAGAAGCCTCGGCTGGCTTTCGTGCAGCCAAACGCCTATGCGAGGAGGGCGGAGGTGCAGACAGAGACCAGGTGAACAAGTATCTAGGGATGCTGTGCGATCTTTCTGAGGAGCAAGACATTATTATAAGAGCATTAGTCGACCGCGTACACTAGTGCCTGTTTTAACGCGGCGCTCCTGTCTTGGCATCTATGCGGCGTTCCAGCAGCATTCTCCTTGCCTGGTCCTCTGAAGGGTGCGGCAGGCCAAATGCTGCACATATCTTGGCGGGTCCCTGCAAGTCAAACACAATGTCATCGTAGGTAACGAACATCTCCGCCCAGTCATTCGCAGCGCGTGTTTTGTGCTGCGTGGCCACGACCATCTTTTCGGAAGTCAGTTTTTCCTCGGCCGGAGTTATGGTTCTCCGTAAGCTTTCCACAATATCCTCGGTCTTCCGCTGCACACTAATTTTTCTAGCGGAGGGACATGCCAAGTCCAACAAAGAAAGCACGCCAGGCCTCGAAGCTACGGATGGCAGCTTCACTACTGTGGTGAGATGACCGCGCGAGCTTGAGTACTGCACAAAGTACTGCAGTACCGCCCGTGCTAAGAGAAAATCGCTGCACTCGTGCGGGCTTGGCATCTCGTTAGCACTTTGGAGTAAATGGGTCAACAAACTCGGCTCTCTTATGGTGGACACACCTCCCCGTGCATCCAACATCCTGCATAGCAGAGTAGTTGCACTCCGAGAAGAATGAGCCACAAAGACCACATCCATACCTTCGCCACAAACTGAAGACAACGACATAGGATGAATGAGATAATATCGAGAAGTATCTGCCAGCTCGCGGTCATAAAAGGGCTCGGTAAGTGTATCGTTAGCGATTTTGCGGACTAGCATCGAAGCAAATATCAACTGAATGGGTAACTCGGTAGCAGGCAGACTTCCCGTAGGCAGAGCTTGTGTCTGGGGCTGCTTCAGGGCGTTGCGACGGGCGCGTCTAGCGTGATGGTGGAGCAAGACGAACACGTACAGCACAAACACTGTAAGGCAAAAAACACCGCCCATGCCAATCAATTCCCCCTTCGTGAGGACCATTGCTATTTTTTTAAAGAAGTGCGGGAACAGATTTCTGGGAAGCCGCAAACCAGCCTTCGTCGTCTTCACCTCGGTGAAGACGACGAAGAGCATCAATCCAGTCGTCATCGTCTCTTCGACGATGACGACGAGAAGCCGCAATCCAATCCTCATTGTTTCCTTGCTGGTAACGACAAAGAGAAGCACCTAGCCCATCATCGTTGTCTCCGCGGCGGTGGCGACAAGAGAAATCGTCGTGATTCCACTCTCCTCTCCAAAATCCAGGCCAAAAATCTTGATGAGCGGCCTGAATATTTCTACACAGCTTTTCCGCGTCGCGTTTGGTGAATCGCCTGGCAGTCTCTCTACAGGCTCCTTCTAGTTCAGCGGCTGAACACCCAGGCGACGCCACGCCCGCGAAGTGGGATACACAACTCTCTGGTTCCGTCATGCGCACCATCCATTTAGAGACACACTCATCTTGCATGCTCGCCAAACGCCGAGGATCTGGAAATCCTACAGAGCAGGAACCGCGCGAACTGGAGTGAGGCATTTTTGGTTTGCGAGGTAGTGTATTCTCCCAAAGTAATACAAAGAAAGTTTGTTTGTTGCGGCGCAGACTTTTGAAAAAGCCTGCGAGTCTGAAGCGCGTCGCGTATGGTTTTCTATTTTGATTTTTTTATAAACTAAACGGCGTAGCATAATAGCGCAAGAGCGGGCCCAAAACATCAGCGTACGTAAGGAGGGCTGAAAGAAAGATCTTTGCAAGCGGCACCCGGCATCGGGCCTACGAATATCAAGCTACAGCTGCGAATGCCTTTGCGCACGTGGCCGCCAACTCGAAATTCCAAAATGTTCGTATACAATTTTGATTGGTTGCTAATACAAGACCCGTTCAATTCACATTGTTTGTTACGCTGCACTCCGGGCACTAGGCGGTTCGGAGCTGGTGCGTTGTGTATCGAGCTGATACGCTCAGACGGCAGTGCAGCACGGATGTGCAATGACCCCGACATTCATATAACAGACGGCTCCGCAAGGAGCGACCTTCTTCAGTATTTCCAGCACACTGCTGCGTCGCACACGCAGGTTGGAGACCATATGGGGAAGGTCAACCGTCTGCCCAGAGAAGAAGTGAGGCGCATTGTGGTGCAGTGCAAAGCAAGATTTCCAACTAGGAATTTCAGAGACATCCCGCCAGCCGGCTCGCCCTCCCCCTGCGCAGAACTCGCAGAACTCAACAAGTACTTGTCCTCAGAGTTTGAAAATCATATCGACTAGCGCATAATCGAAAGGGCCTTCGGAGAGTACATGTCGAGTTTCACACGCATAAGACCATACTTCCGTGGATTGCGTTATATATACCAGAGCACTACAGATTATCCCAAAAATTGCCAACTCTTCAACGAAGCATACTCCGCGTTAGCGTCGATCGGAGTACAGCTTCCTGCATTCAAAGAGTTGCAGGATCTCAGCGGCTGAGATTCTGCAAAATTTCAATGGAGCGGGGCACCGCATGCACTGTAGGATCGGGGAAACACGTATTAACGACAGGTAGCGCCGTCGTAGCGCCAGTGGCCTGGAGAAGTTCGGGAGTCACGGTGGCACATGGGGAGGTGGCGCTCCCCAGCGAGCGACAGAGATTAGCCATGGGCTCATGAGATACCTCGTTGCTTAGTGTGCACGCAAATTGCCACGCCGAACATTGGCAAGCGTTGCGTTGGAGTTCTTGCGAGTGTGAACGTGCGCAAGAACTAGCAATGCAGCGTACGCGCGAACGCAGCTCCTCAGACGGACCCGCCAAAAAAGCGAGACCTCTTTCCACAGGAACACCATTATGATGTGCCGAGGGAGGATAAGCTTGTAAATTTGGCGGATATGCACCGTTCTCGTATACATATCCCCAAGGAAGCGTCTTTCCCAATCCACCCGCTTCGAGAGAATAGGGAATGTGCATGACTACGCAGTTTACTACTACGCCGTGAAGACAAGTATCTATATACGAATATTAGGATTATAGGATGTTTTAGCCAGGAGGTTCAGCGCGCGAGTGGATAATTTGTGCGTGAAAAGCAGCAACTTGGGTAGTTGCGTATCGGGAAATAGCAGCCATTGCAGCAGCCCGAATTAGGCGGCGCGCACGGGCCGGGAGGGAAAGGTCCAATTTGCCGACGATTTTCTTGGTCGCACTGCTCGCCACCTGGAGGATATATGGAAGGCGGCAGAAGGCTTAAGAAAGGCGAATATACCAGACCTGTACCCGCATCCAGGTCTGGGTCAGAAGGCCATATTGACTCTGGGAGGGTAGCCGGAGGTGTTAGTTTCATAAGCGCAATATACCACGTATCCAGCTCGAGACGAATGGCTAGCTTACGCGCTTCCACTTCCAGGCGAGTAAACGTACCAGTCTCGGGCCGCAATTCCATCTGCCATGCTCCCAGATTATCTGTGTCGATACCGTAGGGTGTTTTCTGCAGCCGCGGAAAGAGGCTGCTTTGGAATGCGGAGAGCGGCCCTGAACCAGAATTGAAAATTTGAGCTGCTATCTGGCCTAGAGTTCCTTGCAAGCAGCACAGATTCAAGAACCAACTGAGCTGTGTGTCGTTGGTTTTTCCTTTCTGTGGTGCCGATATGGCTTTCGATCCTCCATCTGTCGTAGGTCTCCACAACACCCCATTAGAGGCCGTCAGTATATTTTGGTATATAAGCTCAAGTGCACCTTCTATGTCGCTTTCGGAAGTCGCACCAACATCCACAAAACCAGTGACTGGAATGTGCAGGCCGTCACCTAGGGGATCAGATGTCTGGACAAACCCTGCAGTGGAGCGTGGCTTAATATGAATGGCGTACGTAGTTGCCATTGTTTGTTGAAATCGACCCCAGCGCGTCACTCCTATGGTCTGATTTTCAATCTGTTGAGAAAACTCGACCACCTTGCACCGCCTCTGTTTTACGCAAGACACGCCAACGGCAATGCTGACAAATGCAAGAGGTGTAAGCTCTGATGTTGCAAACAGAACCGCAGCGTTCGCAGGAGTACGCTGCGGCCAAGTCCGCAGAGGCAAGCTCGTACGCGCTAGTGCTACGCGCTGACTGCTTCGGCTCGGGCTTCTTGCAGACCAGATGCGGTACAAACATCCCGAGGTGGGTAGACGCCCCCTGGGGAGCACTAGCATTGCAGGAAGAAGACGACGCGGCTGTCGAAGACGCCGCCGACTTAGAGTCCGTCAATTGCAGCTGCATGATTAAGAACACGAAAACAGACGGTCAGCTTCTCTGAGCTCTGAGCCATAAAAATAGTTTGCGTCTTTGTGCATACTCTTGCATACCTACATAATAAATTACGCGCGCAATGCATATTGCTTCTTCTTTCCAAGGCGGCTCGGGATACGAAGATGTCTGCTTGTCGTATCCTGCCACGCTACCTGAAATATTTGGACCTGGTATCTGGTGGACTCTACATACAACGGCTAGCACATACCCGAGCAACCCCAGCACAGAGAAACAAAAAGCATGCGTAGCCTTTGTGTCGTCCCTGCCGTCCATGTTGCCGTGCCAAACGTGCAGTCATCATCTGGCGAAGGAACTGGGGAACCTTGACGTCTCCGCCGCTTGTGAAAGCGGCGAAAACTTGTCGCGCATGTGGTGCGCTGTGCATAATGCAGTGAATCAACGCACCAACAAGCCGCTAATGGATTGCGAGGGAGTTCACAGAGAGTATCAGACAGTGCCCGTGTGTAGAAGTGGGAACATGTAGAGAACCCTAGTGAGGCGCTGGTTCTATGTCGCGTGTCTTGCGCAGGAGCAAGAACACCACATTCTCTAGTGCCCCTGTGATGTGCTCCGGCAAATCGTAATTGCCTACCAGGAAATCTCGGGCGCGGAGGCTGCATAGAGATGTGCATTTCCACCCTCTGTGCTTAGCCTCGTGTGCAACTTCACTCACAGTCATGACAAGTGAGCGAGTTGCTTTCGGCGGTGTACACAAAATCTGATAATTGACCAGAGTAGTCACCACTGCGAGCTGACTACTCTGGTCTGCGGCTTTGTCTAGTTCCCTCTTCAAGTCGTCGTAATGAGGCAAAAACATCGCGGGTACTTCTTGTATGGCTATAATCGCTCCGCATGTGCCGACTGCGCGGAGCATTGCGTTAGAGATATGATCCAGCGGACTCACGCTAGAACTCCCCCTCGAGAATGCATGCAATAACATATGTATGTCGCTATGTCTCGATTGTTGCAGTTCGATGTTTTCTTGTACAGTTCGCAGGGTGTTGGGCCTGAGGCGATCGTATCGCCGCCGAATTACATCCCAATATCCTGCCACTAGCTTCATTTCCATTATCACGTTGGCGTGCAGCTCAAAGTCACCAAGAGGTAGAGAGGAATGCGCGTGAGAATCGGCTGCGACAAACGCATGGTTTGGAGTGCCAATGTAGCCTTTAAAGGGTATCAGGGTCTGCATATACTGCACAAAAAGGTTTAGACGACGAACGTTGCATGTAGTCGAGTTAGACGAACGACAGCTGGTGCTTGTAACGAGAAAGTCGCAGGTGATAGCAAACTTAAATTTCAGGTGATCTTGTTGATAAGGGGCTGCCAAACTGCCAAATATAAACCCTTCGATCGCATCCATCCGACTACCATCGGCAAGTTTAGGGCGCGACTGCATGAGGCGATAAACGGTGTCGGTGATACTCTGCTTCGGTCCCCAATGCAAGCGCTTGAGGTGGGCGCACGCAGGTAATATTCCTTTCGCCTCGCGTAGTCGAGCTAAAGTCGGAAGATGGCGAACGTCCACCCCCTTCACAAAAAGAGCATCGAACACATAGAAATGATTGTTGATCCTCTCTGTATCTAGAATGCTTATCTGAGAACACGTTTCGGCTTCTTGACTTTGATCGGTGACGATCTGCTCCAAACCCTGTGGGGTGTACGCTTGCACAGTTTTCCCGTTACACACCAGGAGTGTCCGTGAACCATCCAGCTTCAACGTTACATACGGATCCGGTATTTGCGTGAGTCGGAGTGACGTTGCAGGAATGGGCTTAGGTGCGGCTTTAAACAGGTGCGGTAGAACAGGTAATATAGTGGTGTCCATCATAGGAAGGCCGAAAAAAAAATCTTAGTCCTTTAAAAGCTATGCAAGACTCTCCAGAAAGATGCTATGGTATGGAATCTCCCAGATGCAGGAGATGTGAGGATGAAGAGAGCACTACTCACCCGTATGCACAGCTGCCGGCAGAGGGGATAGTACGCCTGTACGGTGGTAGCATGAAACACGCCTGGATGTGGATCATTGGAGCTCTTATAATTGGCATTTTGGTTGGTTGGTTGCTGCTGCCGATGATAATGAAGCATTGGAAGTCCGAAGGACCCGCTCCTGAAGGCTGAGAACACTCGCACGTTTCCCGAACTAGAAAATACCAAGGATATGAAAAATGAAAGAGCCTCTTTTATGGATCAGCGAAGGAGGAAAATCTAGCGTAGTAGCACGGCGGCGCTTAGCAAATCTGCGGATACAAGAAGAGAAATGGCACCCGATGCTGTATTTGGTCGTAATTCCGCAAATTTTTAGTGATACTGAAAGCAGAAACACGTGCATAAAGAGGCTCCTACTCGCCAAGTTGACATGGGGCTCGCGCCTGGCTCCACGGGACGATTCTCTGGTCTTGATAACCCAAGATGACGTTCAACTATGTGGACATTTTGTACCCGAGCTAACAAGGTTGCTCGACGGGGCACCGAAAGATTGGCGAACTCTTCATTTGTGTGTGGGTTATTTGTGGGGACGTATGCAGAACAAACCTCGTCTAGACAGAGAACTTCCTCCTGTAGTGCCCGCAGATCCAGAATGGATAGTACCCAAGTGGACGGCGCAAGGAGACCGACTGGCACATCTCTTCGAACCAGCGTGGGTAGGCGGTCCGCTAGCGTTCTTAATTCGAAAACGCAACATCGAGAATCTATTGATGGAATTACGTGCCACGTCCATGTCAACTCCCGACGACCTTACTCTCGTGTGGATAGCCACTCGAAATGATTATATGGTGCGCAAAGATCTGCTATGCCACGAGCGGGAACAGGGCGGTGCGCAAAACACGACAGGCGCGTTGCCGCGTACTTTCGCGGCAATATTGGCGGCGGTGTGCTGCATCGCTATATACACTGCGACGACCACTCGACTGACATTGAATAGCAAACTTCGTGCTTTCATATTTCTCGTGGTCTTCGTATGCTTGCTGTTCTACGTGGTGAAAACTGTAACGCCACAAAATACACCTGAGATCGTGGCATCTTACCCGTCTACGGATGCCACTCCTACTCGCCATTTTTTTATAGAGCAATGCGCTAATGTAAAGCTGGCGCAATGCGTCGGTTGTGGAGTATGCGCGGCTCTTTCTGATCCAGAAGATGCCGGTCGTTGGCTTGCTTCCATAGAACAGCTTCTCGACGAGGGGGGCTGTATGCGTGTTTCCTCCACGCTTCACACCTTCGACGCTTCCACCTATCGCAACTTAGACAGAACTGACAAAGTTGGGCTGGCGTTTTGTGCGGCCAGTCTCGCTGAACCTGCTGAACGCTTCTCTTTACTGCCCTGCTTTGTGGCCCCAAAGCACATTGCTTTGCAGCGCCTATACTCGCTGGCCAAATGTGCAATAGCGAACGGCGCACAGGAACAAAACTATCTCATATCGCTGCCCGAATCCGTTTTGTGTGAGTGTTTGACTGGAGAGCGGCGTCTACCCTCCACGGAACCTCTAAGGAAGGAGTGTCTGGAAGCTATAAAGGCTCACGGAGAATGCTGCGCCGTATACTGAACGTCTGCCGTGGGCGCACAATTATCGTAACCAGCAAGGGGAATCGTGTTTTCGCCGCGTACCGACGTCACTTCGTAATTAAATAGGCGATCGCTGTCTCTGCATATCGTGATTTGTACAAAATCGGGAAGCGAATTCATGCCGTGCGATGGTCTGCGCAAGACTGTGCGGTCCACTATTACACATTCAGGAGCCGTCGTCGAGAACTCTATCGAATGCTTTGCGCTGTTCTCTATCTCACTGGCAGGCATTCTCTCCAAACGAATGCGAAAGCAAGAATTCGACGGAGATTTCATAATGAAATTCACAAACGCTTGTTTGCTCTTTGAACTCGTCTCCTCCCCGCTTACATGCAAGTCGTCGTTGAGCCATTTTGTAACAAAATGTATCATTTGAAGGCCATTTAGTTTGTGAGGTTTGCGAGTTCTATCGACGAATCTGTGTGTGTGTGAATAGGCGAAGGCTTGATGCTATTGTACAGTCGGTTTGCGTGATGCTGCAAATGCTCGAAGAGAAGTTTCAGCCTGTCTCTTGATTTGATGGCCATGGGCTGCATCTTGGCTATCACAGACTGATGCAAAGACATGAGACTTTTACATCTATGTGGTTTACATCGATTCGTCCCGGTGTTTATTCGCTGTCTTCATCCAGGTCTGCCCATCTCATGTGACTGTCCTGTGAAGAGGCTGCAGGGGCAGATGCGCAGCGTTGCGTTTGCGCATTCGCTGCACGGCCAGGAGAAAACAGTGTCTCTAGGGCGTGCTGAAGGGTATGCAAGGTATGGTCAAAGCCGTGATGTAGGATGCTGTTTTCGATCGCCACAGAGAGCAGTACCCGCGCTCTGCTCTTGGGAGAATCGTCCATGGGCGCTCTTTGATGATAGAGGGATCTTCGGGAGAGATGAAGGCTTGAAGCTGCCAAGAGAACAAAGAAGAGCTCACTTCACTTGTTCTGCTTTATATTTCCATACACGTGAGAAAATATAAATTGGTCTTTAAACCAACAGCATGTCCCTACCAATCCAAGCACTTGAGCTCTTCGCCGGCATCGGCGGGGAGTCTCTTGCTCTCAAAGCGTTGGGCATACACACGATTGGATATTGTGAAATTGATCCCTTCTGTCAGGCCGTCCTCCAGAGTAACATAAGTCGAAATCGACTGCACTCTGCGCCTATCTTTCCGGATGTGACAGTCCTGAAAGGTTCCCAGTTCAGAGACGGAGGTGTGGACATGATTGCGGGAGGCTTTCCGTGTAAGGGTCTAAGCTCATTGGGATCCAGGAAAGGTCTCTATGGTGATCATCGCAGTCGTTTGGTGACGCACGTGTATCGCCTGATAGATGAGCTTAATCCCAACTATGTGTTTCTAGAGAACACGCCTCTCATCATAAACGACAAAAATTTTGCGCACCTCCTAAAAGAATTTATTGGAAGAGACTATAAGTGCGCCTTCGTGGTACTGTCCGCCAGCGAGACAGGAGCGCAACACCAACGCAATCGGTGGTTTTTTCTAGCAGTCAAAAGGCACGCTCCGCCCCTAAGCTTACATAAAGAAGGGTGCAAGAAGCTTTCGAATTTTTTTGAGCAGACGCCTTCATCTAACACTGAACCAAGAAGGCACAAGCGTGCCAAATGTCTGTGCTCAGCATATGGGAATACTGTAGTGCCCGCCCAAGCTGCTAAAGCTTTATGGATTCTGAACGAAGAGTTAAAGTTAGCTGCTACTAAAAAACTCAAGCCTACTCCACTGCTTTCAATTGAGAGAAGATATCCCACGCTGGCTCTGGACTCTTCTACAGCAGTTTATCAGAATATGGAGTACGAGCTTCCTTCCTCTGATTGTTCCGGTGGTGGGTTTAACGTGTCGCCCCCCAGAAATCGAGGCGGCTCACCGACACTGCAGCGTATGCGGAAAGAATTTCATTCTCAGTGTATGCCAACACCTCGAACGGGTGTTAACTGCGCCGTGGGGGGTGCGTCAATGACTAAAAGAACTTCACGAGACCCCGGCAGTTTTTTGCTTGCATCCAAAGAAACTTACTCGCCTAAATCTATTCCGAGTGAAGAGAAGAAGAGACAGCTAGCAATGAGTGACGAGTTTTGGTCAGTGGCGATGGGATTCCCTAAAGATTGGGTAGGACGTCCTCTGAAGGTTCTCATGAAGTGAATTATCGACACTCTGTGCGATAATGCGTGTCCTCATATAACGCAAGTCTGAGCATGACTGGACAACGCCCAAGCAAATTCTACCGTCTGAGAGTTTGCCAGACATGGACATCGGCCAGAATGCAACTTTAGGGATATATGTAGTTTTACAAACCTGACTATATGGAAGGAAGTTCGGTCCACTCTTGCTTTCCGAGTGCAACCCAAGCTACAAACGACGACGTTTGTGGTATATGTCTCAGTATAATCCCAAATAACAGCAGCGTGGTGGAGTTAGACTGTAAGCACGCGTTTCATGCATCGTGCGCCGTTGATTGGTTTCGAACTCGACAGAGCAACGGCCGCTGTCCTATCTGTCGCAATCTTCCCACGGGGGCAGTAAATGCTGCAGACAGATCAGAAGAAGACCAAGAAGACCAAGAAACGGCGGTGGTGGCAATTGCTGAGCTGTTTTCTTCCTCCGTGAGAACCAGCTCTCTACACCACAGCGTTGCACCTTGGCTTTACACTAATCTAGACCCACGAGATCGTGTACTGACAGCGATGAAAAACCGCTACATGCGACGTAGGCGACTGCATCGAAAGGCTCTGTATAATCTTTCGAGGGGTGCGACCTCCCAAAGCGAAGTAGACACGAATCGCCAGTTTCTCCTGGACGCGGGGTACAATATCTTGTTATATGTCGCCTATAATAACTTCACGCGCCTGTAGCTGTAAGTGTTACCTCGCACCGTTTTCTAGAGTCTTTGCGGCGAGGCACATATCTCTCGGTGTCTGAAGGAGAGCGCATGCGATCAGCCAGCGGCCTGATGGGCGCTAAGCCAGTCAGGACCGGAGCGATGTCCGTCCATCGTACAGATGCTGGAGCAAGGTATACCGTAGGATGCGCTCCACAAGCGAACGATAGCAGATCGTCAGCGGGCAGTTTATGGAGGTCCTTGGACGTGACTGTGCGGACCCACTGCCCAAGCGCCACTGTTGCTCGAGCAGTGAGGGCAAAAAACGCAGTAGAATAATTCGGTATCAATATGGTTTTCCAGCCTGCTATGTGTTGGCCTGCTGTTTCGTCTTCGGCCTCTATGGCCATGCGATTAGTCCAGCCCGAGGGGTAAGCTCTGCGTCCATGCAGCAGTAGAGATTGGTCTCTGTGTGTCTCCAACGCGGTCGCCAAGTCTTGGAATGTTCGTTGGGGGACGATCGCGTCGTCCTCTACAAAGAAGCAGCCTTCGGGGTGTACATCCTTGAACGTGTCAAAGACCTTCAAGTAAGAAGCTAGACACCCTTGCTCTCCTCCACGCAGATGCTTTCTCCAGTGACCAGGAGCGTGTGAGAAATCCATAAAAGGATGGACATCGCAGGCTTCACAAGCCCTTCCATCTACTGCAGCTGTTACTGTCAAATCTACGCCACCTGCGCGTGCGTTCGCCAGTAAGGCGTGGACATTGCTATCTCTATCAGTGCGGTCCGAGAGATGAATAATGTAGCCTCTTAGGCGCTGGTGAGCTCCACCGAACAACTGAGGCTTCTCCGGGCACCGTCGCCTCTTCAGGGCAATGCACCCCAAAAGGGCTACAAACAGAGCAAAAACACACAAACATATGCACCACTCATGTTGCACGAGCATCTGTAGTTTTAGAATCCCTTTGATTATTTGAACCACTTCATGTGAGAGCTACGAAACCTTTTCACATACGGAGGAAGGACGGGTGTTGCTTGAGTTTTGTCAGCTCCGTGCTTTTCTTGCCCGCGGCGCTATTTACGGAGGGAGGTAGGTGTAAGCACTCGCCTGACGCTATCTCCTTTGGTCTCAACTGTTTTGAGCCACAGATAAAACCGACTGCAGCATGGAGAGGCAAGACATTGTGGATGTGCACGAGTGTCTGCAGGTTTGTCCTTTGGATTCCGTTGCTTGCGCCAAAGTATGCAATCGAGCGGCCGCAGTAGGCGCTCGCCAAAGAGGTCTGCCCTTTTATGTGCCATTTCGTCAGGGTCCGTTTGAAGACTGGACTACGCTTTTTCCTTCATCCCCCTCGGGAAGCAACTGGCAAGCCTTCGATGCCCCCAACGCGGCTTTCGCGCCGTGGCTCAAGGCCACAGTTCCGTGGAACTCAGAATGGAACTTGTCGTCTCCTCCTCTTAGCGCCACTTCCATCCAGCATTCAAATGCACAGTGTCACAGAGCTTGCGACGCGCAAGCTGCACTGAGCGACGAATCTATGGAGCAGGGGCTGGGTCCGCTACCCGGAGTGTACACCGGGTGGAATCGCGATCGGTACTACGACGGCGGCATTAAGATCCGGGAGACACAGGCGACGCCATTTGGAGAATATTTGGAATTCTCTATGGGTCCCACTGCATCTGCTTGGGAAGCTCAACTACCACCATGGCAACTGAGCTCCCCTCAGGGCGCCAACAGCTACAGAGCTAATCATATTCCCATACATGGCCAGCCCGTGAATTACCGACAAGCACTCCCTGTACCTCTTCCTGCTGCCCTAAGCTGACGCGAATCACGAGCGAGTTCGGCTGTCAAGCACGGCGCTGTACTGTTTCTAGTCTCTCAACTGCAACGATGGAGGAAAATCCAGCACCCGCAATCGCTGGTTGTTTCCAGGTTTTCTCTTCCACGCCCCTTTAAGAGGTCATCTGAAAATTCTCTAATCATCAGAATCACTCTTATGCTGGCCCAGAGTGCAATGGACCAGCGAACGAGCACGTTGTAGTACCCATGTTTCACTTGTTCATCTGGAACTCAGCGGGGCGTCGGCCAGTAACCGCCAAGCGTAGGTAGATAGATGCCCACGATGTTAAGGTCGCATTTCTGTCCCTATTCCAGACTAGATCTGAACCTGTCGAATTTCGACAAAACACGCATCGCTTCAGAGCCCAGGTATCCTCTAGGTCAACGATAACCTGCTGCGTTCTCGGCAGCTCTGCCTTTTTCCCCTTTATCTTTTTGTGACATCTTGTCGGAACCGTATGCAACTT